CAAAACTCTTCTAGTGTTTCTCTACTATGAGCATGGCTCTCTTCTGCAGTTGTAAACATCAGCTAAGTGCTCCTATTAGTGACCATTGCCTAGCGTTTTGCCAAGTCTCGTCAAACAGTTCCAAGTTATGTCTAATCTTTCTTATGCTAGTATCAGTAGGACGTTTGACAGCCAGCAGTGCTTCACTGTGTGCTTGGCTGAGATACTTGTCAGCAGTACTAAACAATGCTTGACAATCTCTATAGCGTTTCCAACCTTCCTTACTTGTTTCTTTGTCACGCATTGTTTTAAGTAGACTGTGTTGCTCTACATCAAACTTTTCACGTGACTGCTCTACTTCAAGCAGTAGGTTGTATGCAGCATCATACTTAGACAGAGACATATCGTGCTAACTCTTTAAATGTGTCTTTAAAACTATTTCTGCGATAAACGTCATGCCTTTTAATCCAGTCAACAAACAATTTAAATATATGTTCCTGTGCCGGATTATCAAAAAGATTAATCCACGTTCTAATCTCAGGCTGTGTACTGGTACTTAGTTTGTCTTTAATCAGTGTTCTTGCATCACCTGTCCACACATCCGGACGAAAGTGTTCTGGAGCAAATACTTTTCCCAAGTAAGGCTTTGGCAATCCTGTTTGTATACACCAATCCCAAAATTCCTGCATGTAGTAAATGTTATATGCTCCTACTGTATGACTTACACTTAATCTAATATTAGCATATTCTTGCTGATATTTCAACCATTGGTCTACGTTGTTTAATAGTACATTCCAGTTGCCAGGATATCTAATATATTCATAATGGCTTTCTACACCATCAATACTAAGTTGTACGTCTATTTCTTTGAAGTTGCTCCACTCTGCTAACCAACGTTCGTCTGGCATTACTTGGGTATTAGTAGTATAATGTAAGGTAACGTTGCTAGCACGTTCTCGCAATCTTGAAAGAAAGTCTAGTTGTTTTAGTGGTTCACTTAGGAAAGGCTCGCCGCCAGGTATATCAATATGTAATACATTGGGCATGCTAGCGTGTAGTTGATCTACAATACTATCATTCAAATATTCAAGACTTTTGATATCTACATTATACAAGTCTTTTTGTTCTTGACGCCATCTACTACTGGAGTATGGACTACACATCACACACTTCAAATTACAGGTATTACCAAATGCAATACTTGTAGTAATATACCCATCCTCTTCTTGCCAGTTGTCATACTGCTCAGTCCAACGTTCGTAATCTAGTTGTCTTTTACTAGGCGTGCCTATCTGTTCATCCTGTACACAACGTATACAACCCTGAGGGAAACTGCCAGACAGAAATTCCTGTTTGATTCCTTTAAGGAAATCACTGTCTGTATATTCTTGTATTGTGTTTTTAGTGATATTATAACGTTCGTTATAACCTTGTGTACGAAATTTGCAGCAAGGAGTTATATCTCCCTGCGGACTTATATCTAAACTAGCCCATGGTGCGTAACATTTATACTTGGACATCTTCCATGCCCGCTGTACGTAGTCTTACGATGTGTCCAGCCATCCACTGTTTACTGTCTAGGCCTTTCATTATACCCAACCACTTATTGCGTAGTAGTGCTACTTCATTAATGATTGTTTCAAAGTCTACTACTTCATCTTCACCGTCCACATACTTTTCAGCATCACGGCTACTAAGTGCACGAGGATAGTTTTCCAAATATTTTGTAAAGTGCTTACGTCTAATTTTACGTAACTGTATGTTTAGATGGTTGAGTACAGCCTCAACTTCTTGTAGTTGATTAAAACGTATTTCAGTTACTGCTGGGAGTTCTTTGATACTTTTCTCAACAAGTCCATGTATGCCAACTTCTTTACGAGCTTGTTCAAGTTCGTTTTCAAAGTGGTCAATAAAGTCAGGTATCTTTCCGATATCTTCTACAACAATGGTATACCAGTTTGACATACTACTATTATACAGTATTTGCTAGTGTTGTCAACTACCAGTCCTCGCGAACATCGTAGTCATCTTCTTGTTCAAAGCCGCCACTATATTCAACAGCCTGTCTCAGGTACTTGTCAGCACCTGCTAGCGCACTAATAGTTTCCTCTGGCATGCCGTTATCAATCATTACACTAATCCAATGATCTGCTGCCTGCTGCTTGTCTTTGATGTACTCTTTTAGAATTAGCCAAGTTTCTACTAGGGTCTCATCTTCTTCCATATTATTCCTCTACAGCCTCTAGTTCTTCTTCAATTTCTTCTTCTAGAGGTTCATCTTCGGAATTACTTATCAAACCGTTTGAAATATCATTCATAATGATTTCAAGTTTTTCACCAGTCCAACCTTTGCGGAACTCTAGTAGTTCTTCGCCAGCTGCTGTAGTATACTTGAGACGATTACCTTGCTTAACAAGTAGCTCTTGCTTTTCAAACATATCAAGCAAACCGCTGTAAGGATCCATTCCTGACTCATAAGGAATCTTAACTTGTACGCCTTCAAATGGCTTTGCGTAGCGTGTTTTCATAACCTTACATGCTGCACGAATACCACGTACATCACTTACCTTATTACCATCTACATCTTCTTTGAGCTTGAGCTTACGCATTGCTACTACAATACTTGATGCGTAAATAAAGCCTTGTCCACCTGAGATCTTATCATCAGGATCAAACATGTCTTGTGAAGCATATGTGTGGTTAGTACACACCATACCAACGTTATAACTACCAATCATGTTAACTGTGTTACGAACAAGAGCTGTAAGTGCCTTGGGCTTACGTCCCATGTCACCCTTCATATCACCCTTGTCAAACTGATCAACATCTGTAGGAGTTAGTAGCATGCCCAAGCTATCAATAACAAATAGCACCTTAGGACGGTCTTCTTCTGCCATAGCACGATAGTCTTTCATAAACGTACTAATAGTCTTAGCGACGTCATCAATCATGCTCATGCTTAGTTTTAGCAGTTTGCTTTCGTCTGTATCAACACCTAGCGCATGTAGCCATGCTTCGTCCAGTGCATTTTCACTGTCAATTAGCACAACAAAGATGTCTTGCTCTTGTGCGTTCTTTACAATGTTCGCACTAGCAAAGTAACTTTTACCTGCGCCACTTTCACCAGCAAACACTGTGACCTTACCCATTGGTACACCCTTGTGGAAGTCACCTGAGATAAGATAGTTTAGTGCATAGTTACCTGTGCTGATCCAGTCAGTTGGATCATGAAACCCAACACTGAGTCCATCAATACTTTTTGTAATATCCTTACGGAATTTGCTTACGTCAAACGGCTTTGCCATTTACTTTCTCCATGCTGTTCCATATATCGTTTGTATTGGCAAAAGGCTTGTACACCAGTTTAAATGGCGTGCAAGTTTGATGGTAGACCATCGTCATTAGCAAAGCCTGATGATGCGGAGACAATACAGATATATCTTTTTTAACTCTATTTAAAACCAACTCTGTCACTTCTTGTAAGTACTGTATAGTATTATAGTACATTTTGTTATTTTCTACAATCAAATTAAGAATTGTTTGTAAATTTTTGTTTGGTGTGAGTCCCAACTGTTGTATAAAATCTATTACAATTTCTTGTGCATTGTTGGCAAACAATCTTTCAATATCAAAGTTGGGTCTTGTAATAGTAGGTTTCCATTCATTCAAAAAAAGGTGCAATAGTTCTAACTGTTCTGCATTTTTGATACTAGGATAACCTTCCAATTTTGCCCAATGTAGTTCTCTTATTAGATAAAAATTTTCACTACCAATTGTAATAGCCTCGGGATGTACATCTGGATGTACCTTGACTATAGTATCGGTTTTGATACTTCTACTTATATCATGCCAATGGGTACCATCCTGTGGATAGTGCTCATAGAATTTTCCTACACTAATTTCTTCAGTGCATAAACACAATAATGTATATATTGCGTTTCCCATGCCACCATTGGGCCAACTTAGTATAATAGGTTTGTTCATAATAGAAAAATGGGGAGAGCATTGCGCTCTCCCCCTTTGTCATCAAGACTTCTGCCTTGAACGGATCATTGCAAGAATGTCTTCCGCACTCTTACCACCGTTATCGCCTGCTGGCGCTTCTGCTACTGGAGCAGGTTCTGGAGCAGCCTCTGGTTCAGGTGCTGCTGCTGTTTCAGTGGCCTGTGGTGCCGGCGCTGGCTTTGGTGCTGCCGCAGGAGTGTCAGACGTTGTAGAGGAACCCGCTGGAGCATCAACACCATATGGACGATAATACTGTCCAAAA